ATTTCTTTAGGAAACTATAGAATTAACCAGGTTAGGCCCTGTGCCGCCGTATTTTGTTGTTGGAATACGGTTTTGTAGTCTGAGCGCTAGTGACACTCAGAAGCTTGATACATTATGTCGCATCACAATCATGCGATTTATCGCATGCTTCTGGTGCCACTTTTGTTATCTTCCTTCAAGTTGATCGAAACGTTCATTCAGTTTACCCACAATCAACAAACCAGCCGAAATGACTTGTCTTTGCGGTAAGTCCCTCACGGGCTGTGCATGTAGGGAACATGCACACGACTAAATGAATCTATCTAGATCCTACTCCCAGGCTACGGATAGTACCACTTCAGGGTATAGTGGTAATTGCCCCTTCATCGTTCCACCCAGCGATGTAAAGTCGATACATGGGCATGTATCAACCCCCAGTGAAGAGCACACTGGTTATTAGTCACATTTGTAGATTTTCGCTCGTATCTACTATGTGCAAGGAATTTGGCAATCCTTTGTGAGCTCAATTGTGAGCAAAGTCCTAAACCGACGACGCCTAGTCGGCTTTAGGCCAGAATTCGCCCTCTGAGAGTTATGAAAGTGGCGGTCAAAGGCTTACCCTATGGGGTGGCATAGATGCTGTGTCGCGCAGTGTTTAGACCCCTTGGAGAACCGGAAGATCTTCCCACCCGATGACTCGATGTCCAGAAGACAGACGTACACTATGTGGTTCTCATCACGTACGTGTTCTTCGAAGACATTATCCTTCCCTCAACCACTTATGAACTGTACCAATCTCGCGACTTGTACACTCAACCCGTCGTCTGCCGGTCATAGCAGCGCCGCCACCACGGAGCGTGGAGCACATTTCGATGGTGCTCCGCTCTTCGGTGGCACGGTCGAACTTGATAGAGTAGTGGCAGCGGTTATGAACCGGCCAGCTAGATTCGAGTTAGATCGAACACTGAAGAGAGAGAGAAAGAAGGAACCGAAGACCGAGAGTGCTATTACAATAGACACCTCGGCACCCGTGTACGACCATTCACAGAGTCGTATCACACCCCAAGCGAAGCGTCATGCTGCACTTAAGTCACACACACCGTCCAAGAAGGACATGTGGTGGATAGACGATAAGATGCAGCAGGAACGCGAAAGGTATGACACCCAGTTCAACCGACGCTTAGGTATTGAAGATGCCTATTCGATGAAGCTTGCGAAGTTGAAGAAACAACGCGAGCGAGAACTGATAGGCAAGAGCTTCAAGGCGTGGAAAAACCGTCTCGAAATGCAATCAGGCATTGAAAGTGCGATCTTGAGTCTTCACGACAAGATAGGTAACACTGAAGTGTGTGATATTGCAGAGAGCGTGTTACTCCTCACCTACAACCTAGCGAGAGCAACAAACGTCATGGACTATGTGATGGCGGCCATTTCTTTCATGAAAAGCCGTTCTCCTGGTCCTATCCTTAGTAAAGCTTTCCGCAAACAGATAGTTCCGTTTGTAAACTCCATTCTCACTGACAATGAGATTGTGGAGATGCAGTCGGGACTTGAGCGGGGACTAGCTACGGCTAAAGACGTGCTGAAGGTTTGGCCTCGGATTAAGTCTAGCCCACTCTGGCGAAAGGTCAACTCGGTCGTCGTTTTTACAACAGCGATGACCTTGTTTGGCACTGACGTCACGCGGGCAAAAGCACTGAAAGTCGAGGACCAGTACTACCACAACCGCAACATGATGCAGGCAGATTTCGTGCATAACGTGCTCGATCTTCTTCTGTTTGTAGCAGAGCGCGGGTTGCAGGTAGTGAAGAACAAATCCATCGATCCGATGTTCCACTCGGGATCAGAATACGAAACATGGTATGATGATGCCGCCGATGTGATCGCTAAGTCCAAGTTCCTCTGCAACCCAGAGGTTCATGGTATTGACGTTCACACATTCACGTCACACTTAGATGGACTGATCGCAAAAGGACAGTCCATGTATAAGTTCGCGTGTGAGTTGGACAGAGGAGCGAAGGGTGTTGTGCGGGCAACCGTAGCGCAGTTGCTGAGTGTGCGCGCAACCTATCTGAATAAGAAGGTTGGTCAGCGCACGCGCAAGGCTCCCCTTGCAATAGTGCTTGAAGGGCATTCGTCTGTGGGTAAAACCACCTTTGCTAACATCCTGCACTATTACTACGGTACCTTGTGCCAGAAGAACACCAGCTACGGCTCGCGCTATACGCGCATGCCGACAGCTGAGTTCTGGAACAGCTTCAGCTCAGATCAGTGGAGTTTGTTGATTGATGACGCTGCGGCTTTCAAGCCCAGTGCATTGAACGACATTGACCCCACGATCAAGGAGCTACTGCAGATAGTGAACAACGCGCCGTTGTCAGCGAACATGGCGAGTTTGGAGGAGAAAGGTGCTTGTCCATTTCTTGGAGAGTTAGTCGTTGCGACGACAAACACTCCAGATTTGAACTTGGACCACTACTTCAATGTTCCTGGTGCAGTAGCACGGCGTTTCCCGTTCCACGTTCGGGTTCGCCCCCTGCCTGAGTACCGGAAAACCATCACCATGCTCGATGAGAAGAGAGTAGCGGCAGTGGAACCGGGTAGATACCCAGACTGGTGGGACATCGAAATCCTGGAACCTGTTCTAGAGCCTGCAAGCCTAGACGAGTCCCAGGAGTTCAAGATGACCTTCTCCCTCGTGTCTATGAAGAAAGGCATGAGGATGAAGGAGTTCCTGAAGTGGTATCATGGCGTGATCGTGAATCACAACACAGTGCAGACCAAGGTGTCTCTTTGCGAAGAGTCATTGCGGATGACTGCATTGTGTACCGGGTGTCACCTACCTTCGGGCATGTGTGATTGTCTGGCTCGTGATGATCCGCCTGATCTGTTGCGTGGAAACGTCAACGCATCAGATGCCATTCACTTTGGAGATATTGAGGTTCCTGTCGAGCCTTTGCTCCAGAGTGGATATGAGACGCATATCGACGAGGAGACGTATGCAGGTCAAGTCCTGTGGCAACTCGGAGTGACTCTGTGCCATTGGTGGTTTTTTGGTGGGCTCACGCTTATCAACGCCATCTTTTGGACCGGATTCATTTGGACTTGTCGATGTTACTGGCAGCACATCTGGGACATCTTTGCCTTAGGGCCTTCTCGTAAGGCTTTCCTTTTGGCACAGTTGTTCGTGGAACGTTTTGCACAGAACATCCAGGCGTTGTGGACGCGTCGATTGCATCAGGGTGCTGATGTTGTCTGGCACTATTCACGTGAGGCGCGCGATGCTCTTGGTCGATGTGGTGACAGGGTGGTCATCATGTATTACCAACAGCCGCGCATCTGCCTTTTGATCATTGCAGTGTTGTCCGTTGCCTTGGTGGCATTTGGAGCATACACGGTGTTCATGAAGCAGAAGCCTGATGTGAACCTTCAAGGTCCACTCCTTTCCACACTGGGAGAAAAGCCAGCAGGAGAAGGAGAGACGGAAAACGTATGGAAGCGCGAGGTCTATACGCCATCAACCTACGATTTGGGTCGGACTACCCTATCGTGGAAAAACGAACCTGAAGAGAGTGTCAACAGGATCTTGGGCCGGAACAGCTGTTTTGTTCGGTTCAAGGTCGGTGACGACTGGAAGGTGGCCAAGTGCATCGCCCTGGGAGGGCAGTACTATATGACCACCAACCATACAGTCCCACTGTTTGACGATCATATCTCTTGTCAGATGGTGCGCTCAGTCGACGTCAAAGGCGTGACTAACACGGTGAAATTCCTGTTGTCTGCTAAGGACGTGAAGCGTGATCATGACAAGGATATTTGCATCTTCAGGGTGCGTTCTGCTCCCCCAGCTAGGAAGATCCTAGAGCTGTTCGCGAAGAAAGCTCTTAAGAACTACCGTGGGGAAGGCTACTACCTCGGTCGGAACACCGATGGAAGTGTCTTCAACCGGCCTGTTAAGGGTATCTACCTGGGTGAGCACTACAACAGTGAGCTCAAATCCACGTTGCAAATCTACTGGGGCACTGTCTCAGAGCCGACTAGCTACGGGGATTGTGGAGCGATGCTGTTAACTCGCACCCCATCAGGCCCTGTCATTCTTGGCATGCACCAGCTCGGTGGTCGTTCTTCGACTGTCGGAGCTGTTCGCGTGACCTATGAGGACATTATGGATCTGTTGGGTGATGCGATTCTTGTCGGGGATTCAGAACCTATGTTAGATGCTGAGAGCACTAACGTGGGCATACCGGGTCCCGTCCACTTTAAGAGCCCAGTCAACTACGTCTTGGATGGTACGTTGGACTGTCATGGCTCTTTTACTGGGTGGCGTTCGGAGCCTCGCTTCAACGTCCAGCGGTCAGTGCTGGCACCCTTCCTTGAGACTCAAGGCTTCGCCGTGGAACACGGACCCCCGATGGTGAAGGGGTGGAAACCGAAGTATGATGCCATGGTTGAGTTGTCAACATTGTATCCGGAAGTAGACACCGACATTGTGGATACAGCTGTAGAAGGCTTTGTCAATGATCTGAAGTTCGTCGACCGTAAGTGGTTGAAACAGATACAGATCTACGACATTCACACGGCCATCAATGGTGTGCCTGGATTGAAGTACGTTGACGGGATTAAGCGCAGCACGAGTGCTGGTTTTCCCTACGGCAAACCGAAACAGGCATACCTAGTACAGCTGGAACCGACTGAGGACTATCCAGATCATGTTATGGTCAATGAAGAGGTCCGAGGTCGTATTCAGGAGATGATCAACCGCTATTCAGAAGGCAACCGTGCAGGTTCTGTCTTCAGGATGGCGTTGAAGAATGAAGCACTCCCGATCGAGAAAGCCAGAAAGGGCAAAGTGCGTTCGTTCACCATGGCATGCGTCGAGCTAACCATTGTGATGCGGATGTATACACTCTCGTTCGTGCGAGTGTCACAATCGAATCATTTCCTGTTCGAGTGTGCACCTGGTATTGAGGCCCAGTCCTGTGAGTGGGACTTCCTCTACCAGTACCTTACCCAGTTCGGAACTGAGCGGTGTGTGTTTGGAGATTTCAAAGGGTTTGATAAATCCATGCACCCTGTGTTCATCCTCGCCGCGTTTGAGGTGATTGCACGCTTTCACGAGTTTGCTGGAGCCACTCGTGAACAT